TTATTTTATATCTTTTTTTAATAGTTTTTCAAACGCTGTAGTTGCTGTATCTTTTTCTTTGCGTAAGACATGGCCATAAACATTCATTGTAGTATTAAAATCTCGGTGTCCTAATCGTTTTTGAAGCTCTTTTGGAGTCATATTAGGATCGCTAAGCAAATAGGTAGCTGATGTATGTCTAATGTCGTGAAAACGAATGTGACGCAAATTGTGAAGTTTGGTGAATCGTTTGAACTTCTTATACAGATAACTTCCACGTGGTAAAGTTCCGTCTTGTTTTGTATCAAATATAAAATAGTGTTTTAATTTCTTTATATTTAATTTCCAACGAATCTTTTTATTCTCTTTGATTAATTCATCTAACATATCAAATAGATAAGCAGGACCGGTTACTATTTTTTCATCATCATCATTTTTCAAACCTGGAAGCAACCGAATATCTGATTTTCCATCTACTTCTGAAATCCGCTGATGAAATCTTATTTCTTGTTTGTCGAAGTCAATATCTTTTTCTTCTAAAGCTGCAATTTCTCCTTGTCTTGCTCCTGTAATAAATGCTAGAACAATTAAAGTTTTAATTTCTATGCTTTCCTCAAATGCTGCTTTTAGCATTGCATGAATTTCTTCTTCCGAATAAGGTTCTTCGATATTCTTTTTTACGCCTTTTTCTTTTGGTATTTTTACATTTTCCACAGGATTTTCTTTAATTGCTCCGTACTCATTTTTAGCCATCAAAAATAAGTTGTTAACGGCGTATAACATACGAAGCTTTGTATTTCTTGATAAAGGTTTATCAGAGTTTCTTCCAGGATCTTTTGTATTGATTCTTTGAGCATTAACAACAATTTTCTTTATCATGTATGGTTTGATATCGATTAGAGGGATAAAATCAAATTTATCAAGAAATCTATTCTCGATCATTCGCTTATAGTTATGATAAGACTTTGGCTCTAAATTTTTTTCGGCCTCTGAAAGCCATATTTTTCTATAAAATTCACCAAAAGTTATATTGAACAAATCCAACGAATCATCGGTCATTCCTTCGAATTGCTCTAACCAGATGTTCAATTCTTTATATGCCGCTCTTTTACTATTCGCTTTTATAGTTTTGCTTTTTCTTTTTGCCGAGCCATCAGGTTTGTACCCTAATACAGCTCTTAGTCTATATGTTTCGTTGTCTACTTGTTCTAAGTATCCTGTTACTTCTGACATAATTGAATCAGCTCTCTTTCTCTGATACAATAGGAACTATAAAGAAGCCTACTATATAGGTCTAATATCTCACGTCACTCAAACTTGGTAGGGGAGAGGGCGTGCGTATTTTATAGGTTTAGTAATTCTTTTTTCTTAGCATCGAATTCCTCTTGCGAAATAATTCCTTCGTCAAGCAACTCTTTAAATTTACGAATCTCATCTGCTGAAGTAGTCGGTTGTTCTTTTTGCACATTTGTAGAACTGACGAATTCATCATGCCTATCAACTTCTAATTCAGAAACAATATAATCAAAACCGGCCATTGTTTCTTTTGCCTTCATTAACGTTTTTTCGTATTTTTTGTCTTTTTCTTGTTTCTTCTTGATGTAGTCTAAAGTTACTGACTGAGGAGTTCTATTCTTAAATGTAACCATGATTTTCAAAGAGTCAACATGATTTCTTTGTTTCTTTTTCTTTGTAACTCCTCCTAAAATAGCACCGATGCCGCCAGCAAGGACGCCACCGACAACAGCCCGTCCAATTCCTAATCCACCACTCATAACGGAGCTGCCGTTTTCCAAAAGCTCATAGCTATTTAATTCATCGAATGTATAGACATTGTGTTTAACTCGAAATAATTTTTTAACAGAATCAATTTCAACTTCGCCGTATCTATTAGTAGACTTGAAATAGCGAGCCGGTTTCTTTGCAATAGCTTCGTCTGGAGTCATTTTACTAAACTCAATGAATTCTTTTACCTCATCTGTAGATAATTCCTTATTATTTTGTATCATGTTTTCTAATGATGTTTGTCTGGCGATATCTTTAGCTCCAGATTTAACAGAATCCCAAAATCCCATTTTTAATCCTCCTTAATATTTTCTTTTACGGGGATTAGCCATATCCCATATAGTTCATCTACCCTAGCCGAAGTTGTACCTTCGACTGGGGTGTTTTTTTATAAAACGACTACGCCATAAATTTTAAAATCATCTGTATCACAGATTGATATATCCTCATACTTTTTATTTAAACTCACTAGCTTGTTACCTGACAGTTTTTTAACAAACGCTTCATTATTTACTTGGCATACGATTATCTGACCATCACGCACATCTGATGTGCTTTTAATAAAGATAACTTGTCCATCTTCGAAAAGCGGTAACATTGAATCACCGTTTACCTTAACTGCGAAATCATGTTCAGGTATCACGCCTTCATAACTTACTTCGTCCACAATTTCATCTTCTAGCCATTCACCTGTTCCAGCGGACACATAACCTCGAATTTCAATTGTAGTTTTCGGACGTTTGTTTTGTTCTCTCAATTGATATTCCGCAAAGTTGTAGACTTTTGTTTGGCGTTCAGGATTAAGTTGTTTATATATTGTTTCAATGGATGGAGCATTTTCATCTTCCCAACCCATTAAAAAAGCTGGGGTTGTTTTCAAAACTTCTGCAATATCATCAAGAATATTTGTAGGCAATTTTTCAATATCGCCTTTTTCATATCTAAAGATAGTAGATCTAGAAACTCCAAGTTTTTCCGCAACGACATCAGCACTTAAATTTAATTCCTTTCGCCTTAGTTTCATTCTCTCGCCTATATCCATTTCACTCACCTCTTAAAAAGAGTATAAAATATACGTTGCAAAAATGCAACAAAATAAATCGCAATAATGCAACTTTTTAATTGACTAATAAATAATAGGGTGTTATATTTGTTTTAACAAGTCGCAACAATGCGACAAAAGAAAGGAGTGAGGTTCATGATCAACACAAACAAATTAAAAGGTCTTATCGTAGAACGGGGCACTACTCAACAAGCAGTAGCAGATTCAATCGGAATCAATCGAAGTACTTTTTATCGAAAAATGAAAAAAGGTGGAGATTTCTCGATTGAAGAAGCAAAAAAAATGAAGCAAGAAATCCCACTAACTGATCAAGAAGCAATCGAAATTTTTTTTGGTGGAAAAGTCGCATTTACGCTACAAAACAAACAACACAACATAAGTAAGGAGGAGACAAAATGAAAACACAAAAATTTGAAAATAATCTATTTGAATTAGAAGTTAAGACGGAAAATGGTGAAACGTTGTTCGATGTCGAAACTGTAGCGAAAAGTTTAGGTTTTACTCAATCGAAAAACGGTAAGGATTTTGTGCGGTGGGAACGGGTTAATGAATACCTGAAAAAATATTCCCCAAAACTGGGGAAAGGGTCATTTATCAGTGAGCCGATGGTATACAAGTTAGCTTTTAAAGCGAATAATGCTTTAGCTGAAAAATTTCAGGATTGGCTAGCGGTAGAAGTCCTACCTCAAATCCGAAAACACGGCATGTACGCAACAGATGAACTACTTAACAATCCAGACTTGCTAATCGAAGTAGCAACCAAACTCAAAGAAGAACGCACGTTGCGATTGGTTGCCGAACAAAAGGTGGCTGAAATGCAGCCCAAGGTAAATTATCACGACATTATCCTAGCAAATAAAAGCGTTACGCCAATCAGTTTTATCGCTAAAAACTATGGTATGAGCGCAATCCAAATGAACAAGTTGCTGCATGATTTTGGTATCCAATACCGACAAGGTAAGGCGTGGCTGTTGTATGCAAAATATCAAAATGAAGGATACACACATATCGAAATGGTGCCAGTACAAGGAACGGACAATCTAAAACCGATTATGAAGTGGACGCAAAAAGGTCATTTGTTTCTATACAACTTTTTGAAAGAACACGACATTTTGCCAAATATCGAATTGTTTTAAAGAAGGCTTCCTAATGCCAACAACAATATACCCCAACGGAATCAAAGTCCACTGTGTCTGGCAAGATGGCACTCACATGAAAGAAGGGGAAAAGACATCGGCTTACGCAAACGAAGTTATCGATTCGATTATTGCAATGTACGAATTATAAATACAGGAGGAATTAATCAATGGAGCAACTAGCTTTAGTTAACCTCTCAGACCTTAAAGCTTCTTTGGCAGAATCTGAGATTGCAAATGAAGTATGGGATACAAAGCAAGCTGCGGAATATTTAAAAACCACAACACGCACGCTGACTAAAGATGCCGAATCTGGAAAGATTCCAGCAGCGAAAGTTGGCAGAGAGTGGAGGTTTAGTAGTATCGCTTTGTATCAGTATCTAAAAGGAGGAAAAACATGGGTAAATTCAACAGAGCATTAGTATTTAGCGCACCCCTAATCGTCTATGCTTTAGGTCTTTGGGGAAGCAGGCAAGCATTAATCGGCACGATCGTTTACATGGTTTGGATTTTTATGGGGCTGGATGAAGCTGAGTACAGAGCGAAAAAAAGACACGAACGCCAGCAAGCATGATCGTGTCAAGGAAATAAACTATCTTTCTATATTTTACCACAGAAAGGAATGAACCGTAAATGCTAATTGCAACGGATACACTAGACCGCATCTTTTTAAAAGACGAATACAAACTGCGCAATATAGATGCGTCAGGAATTTTAGTATTTGATCTTTATGACAATGGAAAAATTGGTATCTATCAAGCAAGTGATATTAAAGAAACAAACCTTGCTTTTGAACAAATTGATGATTCTGTGGAATTGGATTTAGATGAGGCAATCCTAGCTTTTGAACAAATTGCAAAATTATTAAAGGAGGCACAAAAGAATGGCAACTCTTTACCAACTCAGCGAGTCATATATCAAAGTCCTGGAACTGGCAGAACAATTGGATGAAGAAATTCTTCGCGATACTCTCGATTCGATTAATGAAGCGATCGAGTATAAGGCAGAAAACTTAGCAAAAATAGTTAAAGAAGTAGAAGGGAAAGCTGAGCTAATCGATAGTGAAATTAAACGTCTGCAGGAACGTAAGACATCACTTTTGAACAATGCTAAGAGTATCAAACACTATTTACAAGAGGAAATGGAAAAGACTGGTAAAACGAAGATTAAAGGTGAATTATTCAACATTGGAATCCAAAATAATCCAGTATCGGTCAATGTAATCAATGAGAACTTAATTCCAAAAGGATTTTTTACCCCTGTGCCTCCCAAATTGGATAAAAAGCAATTGAAGGAGGAACTGAAGCACGGAGATATTCCCGGTGTTGAACTCGTCCAAACAAAAGGTTTGAGGATAAGATGATACAAGTGGAGGTATGAGTAATGGTAAAAAAAATAAAAGCCGAAGATCTATCAGTCGAAAAAGGAACTTACATGATTTACGCAAATCCTGGTATGGGAAAAACTTATTCTTTAGGATTTCTTCCAGGTAAATCATTGATATTAGATGTTGACGGATCATCATCGACATTGGCAAAGCATCCTAACAAAGAAAACATTGAAGTGTGGGAATTAGATTCTTCTGATATTTGGCAAGAATGGCTTGATACTATTTCAGACTTAGTCGCAAATAAATCTTCCTACGAAAAGCAATTCGACAATATTTGTGTAGATAACATTTCTGAATTGTTCAAAGCGCAATTGGAAGATTTAGGCAAGAAAGGAAAAAATAGTGGTGTTCCTTCTCAAGCCGACTATCAAAGAACAGATTTTATGAATTTGCGAGGTCTTAGAGCATTGAATAATTTAGATTGCCGAATAGTCCTGACTGCATGGGAAACAACAGACACATATACAGAACCTAATGGACAATTTTTTACAAGATCAATGCCAGATATAAGATCAAAAATTTTAAATAATTTTTTAGGCTTATGTGATGTAGTTGGCAGACTTGTAATAAAAAAAGATGACGATGGTAATGAAACAAGAGGATTAATACTAAAGCCTACTAGTAACGTTTATGCAAAAAACAGATTAGATGAACGTAGTGGGTGTTTGGTGGAACAATTGGTTGTTAGAGCGGGCGGTGAACCGAATGTATCAACTCCGACCGTATCAGATTAAGCTAGTCCAAGAAGCCAGAAAACATCTATCTCAAGGAAAAAAGGGAGTATTGATCCAATCGCCACCAGGAAGTGGTAAATCAGTTGTAATTGCAGAAATTGTTCGATTAGCAACAAGAAAAGGTGGCACAGTATTATTTCTTGCCCACAGGAGAGAGTTACTGGATAACATTCGAGAAACTCTTGAACAAAATGAAGTAGATTTATCAAAAGTCATAATATTGTCAGCTGTAATGGCTAAGAACAGGTTAAATAAATTGCCGAAGTTGTCTCTGATAATTACGGATGAAGGGCATCATGGTAAAGCGAAAACTTATATGGATATCTATAACCATTTTAAAGAAATTCCTAGATTAGGTTTTACTGCCACACCGTACAGACTCAATGGGGAAGGATTTACAGATATATACGAAGAAATGGTAGAAGGACCATCCATACAGTGGTTGATTGATCAGCACAATCTAGCGCCTTATCGTTGGTACTCTATTCCTTTGATTGATCGTTCTAAAGTAGATTTTAAAAATATGTCACGTGAAGCTGAAAGTTCTGCGCGATTATTCGAGTCAGATGCCACAATTCAAGGTGACATTGTTAAAAATTATAAAAAATATGCGGATGGTCAACAAGCGATTGTTTATGCTCCAACGATTCAGGTAAGCAAGATGATTGTTAAATGGTTTAACGACAACGGAATATATGCGGTTCATGCAGATGGGAAAACACCTACCAAAGAACGTGATGATATTATGGCAAATTTCAAATCGAAAAAAATCACTATATTATCAAATGTCGATTTAATCAGCGAAGGATTTAATGTACCAGATGTTGGAGTGATTATCCTTTGCAGGCCTACGCAATCAATCGTCTTACATTTACAACAGTCTATGCGAGGCATGAGATATCGAGAAAATAAGACTTCGATTGTGTTAGATCATGTTGGGAACGGAGCTAACTTAGGTTTACCTACTGATGAATTTGAATGGTCGTTAAGCGCTAGGAAAAAGAAGAGTAATGGAAGTAGCAGCGAAGCGCCTAGAATGACTTGCTCAACATGTGGACAGCAATTTCTTTTGAAGAGTTTATTAAAGATAGAAAATAAACCCCATTGCCCGTTCTGCTTACAAGAAATAGTAATTAAAGAAAAAGAAAATTCCGTTACTTTTGATGAAGCGGTTCAAATGGTGGAATTGAATGCAGAAAATGCCAAGCTAGCGCGACTTTCAAGAAAGAAATTTTCAAAAAAACTATCTTTAGAATTAAATTATGCGATTGCAAAAGCAAAGGTAAGTTTTGAAGGGAAAGGAAATCCGCTTTTTAAAATGTTTGGCTCACTCACTGCTTATCAAGGACAACATTACTCCATCGATCAATTAGAAGAATTATCGTTGATCAAAGATGTATCAATGGAATCAATTTTAAGAGCTTATAAATGGGCTTTAGAAAAACTCAATTCAAAACAAGAAGAACCCGAATGGGTAAAAAATACATTTTATTAAGGAAGAGGTAATTAATTATGACAGCATTTAAAGTAGATTACAATGAAGCACAAGATTTTGGAGCAGTACCAGACGGAGATTATGAGGTAGTTATTTTCAACGTTACGGAAGGTGCATCAAATGGCGGCACAGAGTTTATTAATTTTGATATGGTCATCAGAAATGATATTAAACAACCCCGACAAAACAGTCATCTTTTTCATAGAGTTTGGAAAAGTAAAGAAACTGGCAAATATAATCGTGGAATGATCATGTCACTAGCGAAATCATTTGGCCTTCCTGATGGAAAGGAATATCAATCATTCGAAAATTTCCTTGAAGATTTTGCCATGAGACCAGCGAAAGTAAAAGTAAAGAACGAACAATCGGAGTACAACGGGAAAACGTATGACAATACAAATATTAAAAAATTCGAAACCACTAAGTTTCCAGAACTCCAACATCAATGGAAGAAAAGCAACGCTGAAAAATCTGTAAATTCCTCACCAGCATTTGATATTTCAGATAATGATCTTCCATTCTAATGAATAATTACGAGCGTATTCCCTTAGAGTTGCGTGAGTTAAATCAGTGGGGGATTTATAAACGCTCATGGAACGAACAACGAGGGAAATGGAGTAAGAAACCTTATGATCCGTTTACTGGAGAATTAGGCAGCAGTACAAATGAGAGCAAGTGGTCTGATTTCAAGACCGCTCTCTCAGCTGTTTCAACTTTTAATGCAGATGGCCTAGCTTTTTATTTTAAACCACCTTATATAGGTATTGATTTAGATGATATAGGTGATGATTTAGAAAGGTATCTTCAAGGCGATGTAGAAAATAACTTAGTTTACGTTTTTATGAATTCTACAAAAACATATTCAGAAATATCAATGAGTGGCAAGGGAATCCATATTATAGGTAAAGCAGCAATCCCTGGAGAAAGACGCAGAAAAGGGAATGTCGAAATGTATACCGAAGGTAGGTTCTTTGCTATTACAGGTAACTTCTTTGGTAATAATGAAGAAATTAATGAGATACCTGAAATCCAAATGAATTTCTTATACAAGCGTTATTTAGAAAATGAAACAGTAATAAAACAAGATTTTTCTAAAAGTAATTGGTCAGATGGAAATGACTTATCTGTCAACGAGATCATACAAACAGCGGTGAATTCTTCCACAGGTAATCGTTTTAGATTATTCATGGATGGAGGATGGGAAAAAATATATGATAGCCAATCTGAAGCAGATTTAGCATTTGCAAATGATTTAGCTTTTTGGACTGCTGGAGATTTTCAAAAGATGGATGAAATATTCCGAATGTCTTCGTTGTTTCGAGATAAATATGATCAGAAACGCGGAAAGACAACCTATGGAATAGGGCTTTTAAATAAAGCCATATCTGAGAATACCAATCATTATACTGGCAAAAAAACAGCTGATGATTATTTTCTTTCCATCCCAGGTATCACTGTGGACGAAAATAAACCGACTAAGTTTTATAGCTATGATGATACAGGGAATGCAGAAAGATATCTTGATTTGTTTGGATCCTTTACAAAATACAGTTACGTAAATAAATGCTGGTATTTTTATAACGGTAAAAACTGGGAACAAGACAATATCGGTGCCGTTCGAAAATGGGTAGATCAGACTATCGAGATATTCAAAAACGAACCTGTTTCGATACCTAAAGATGCGACTGAAGACGAAGAAAAAGCCTATATTGAAGCAAAAGAGAAACATTTAAGAAGGTCTAGAAACAATGCTGGAAAAGAAGCTATGACACGTGAGTTGAAACATCAAGTAGCGATACTTCCTGAAGAATTTGATAGTGATGATATGCTATTCAACGCTCAAAACGGTTATTTAGATCTTTCTAATGGCATTTTATACGAACACGATATTTCTAAAATGTTCACTCGAATTTCTAACGCTGAGTATACGGATAAAAGTGATTGTCCACGTTGGAAGCTGTTTTTGGAACAGATATTTGACAATAACACTGAATTGATTCGCTATATTCAAAAAGCTGTTGGGTATTCTATGAGTGCATCGATCAGAGAACAAGTCATGTTCATCCTTTTCGGCAACGGAAGAAATGGTAAGTCTGTTTTCTTAGATATCATTTCTGAAATAATGGGAAGTTATGCCATGGGAATGCAGGCATCAAGCTTGATGGTTAAACAAGGTGGTAGCAGCGGCCATAACGAAGATATTGCACGATTAAATGGCGCACGTCTAGTAACGTCATCGGAGCCAAATGAAGGCGTAAGAATGGATGAAGGTTTAATCAAACAACTAACTGGTGGAGATAAAGTGTCAGCATCCTATAAAGGAGGCCACATGTTTGACTATAAACCTAAATATAAGATTTGGCTTGCAACTAATCATAAGCCGATCATCAGAGGAAATGATGATGGCATTTGGCGAAGATTGCCATTAATTCCTTTCACTGTACAAATTCCATTGGATAAAGTGGATAAAAATTTAAAAGAAAAACTAATGCGTGAATTGCCAGGAATATTCAATTGGGCAGTAGAAGGATGTTTGATGTGGCAAAGAGAAGGGTTGAATCCACCGGCTGATATTCAGAAAGCTACAATGGAATATCGAAAAGAAATGGATATTATAGGTGCTTTTATAGATGAGTGTTGCGAAACAGGACCTGGTTATTCAATTGGGGCAACGGATCTATTTAAAGCATACGATAAATGGGCAAGAGATATGAATGAACATCCATTCAGTCAGACCCAGTTTGGTAAGAAAGCTGCGGACAGGTTTGAGAAATCAAAATCAAAAGGAAAAGTTGTTTATCGGGGGATTGATTTAAAAAAAGAGTTTAGAGAATTTAATGTATTAGTTCCTGGATTGTGAAACAAAAAAAGTTTCACAAATGTGCGTAGGTAGACAGTTGGGTAGATAGTAAGTAGATAGTTTTTTACAAACTGTCTACCCGATAAAACCTTTGGGGCTGTAAGGCTCATTACTGTTAGGTAGATAGTAGGGATAGTTTATATATATAGTAAATAAAATAATAAAAATAAGGAAATATATAAAAATACAGAAGCAACCTAGAAATAACTGTCTACTGTCTACCCAAATTGGTTAATACTTAGAGCCACAAGGGATAGAGCGATTATAAACTGTCTACCCATGTATATATACTATCTACCCTTTCAGGAGGCGCTTATGACAGCAGAAATTGAAATACAAAATGCCATTCGAAGAGAATTACCAAAATATGGTCATTTTGTTTATAGAGGCAATGTGGGCAAAGTGAAGACGATTGATGGCAGATGGTTCGATACTGGATTGCCTAAAGGATGGCCAGATTTATTTGGATGGACTAAAGAGGGAAAATTTTTCGCCATTGAAGTGAAGAATGAAAAAGGAAAGTTGAGACCAGACCAAGTGAAGTTTGGTGATTTTTTGCAAAAGCAACCTGTACTATATGGTGTTGCACGATCAGTGGAAGAAGCATTGAAAATTGTGGAGGAATCGTCATGACAACAGAAGAAGTGATTCAAATGCGTATTCGAAGCCTTCAATGTGAGATTGACGATCTGGAACGAACAAAGGCAGTGATGGTCAATGAAACGGCGAGGAAGGCAATCGATTTGCACATAGAGAATTTAAGAAGGGAAATTCGTAGATTGGAGGAATGAGCGTGGATAAGAAAGCAGCAATGAAACGAATTGCTGAATTAACCAAGTCAGAATCTTGGCAAGAAGACAAAGAAATAGTTGCAGAAGTCCAAAAGCTCGGTAAATCAATGTGGGCTGAAAAAACCAAACGGAGAACGCCGAGAAAAATTGCAATCTGGCATGGTGATCGAATTCTAGTAACAGGTACTGCTGAACAGTTATCTGAAATTACTGGATTAAGCAAAAACATCATCTGGGATAGAGCTAGGAGCTTATGGATTGATTCAAAAGGACGACAATTTAGGTATGTGGAGGAGAAATAATGGATCTCATTACACAATACAGTGATATCATCCTCAAGAAAATCATGATGAAGATTCAGAAAGACAAAAAATCAAAAGAACGAGCGGAATTAGTTAAGTTAGAAATGGCTGAAACAGGAGCAGGAGTGCGAAGTAGCAGGCATTGGAAAGCAGCAGCAAACATTGAATTTTATTACAACGAAATTCAAAAAGGGTTCGATCAGATGCGTGAGCTGGATCGGCAAACAAATTGGAGCAAGAAACTTCATCAAGATCGTTTCAAATTTGTAGAGAAATATAAAGAGATATTAGACGAATACATGGAGGACAGCGAATGATACCGATAAAAAGAATTGGAAAAATGAGGATTAATAATCGAAAAAGAGAAGAGTTTTGTTCGTTGTTTGAGTGTCCAGTTTGTTGCACTAGAATTATACGGCCGACAGGGGAAGGTAAGAGGTTAACTGCTTGTAGCCAAAGATGTTCACAACTAGGAAAAAGAAGAGGTCCACATAAAGAATTTGTGGTAATTAGTGGATATAAGTATATTTACGCTCCTGATCATCCTAATGCAACAAGAAATGGTTATGTAGGCGAACATCGTTTAGTTTTAGAAAATAAAATAGGACGATACTTAAAACAAAACGAAGTTGCTCATCACATTAATGAAAATAAGTTTGACAACCGACCCGAGAATATTGAATTGATGACATTTGAAGAACATTCTTCATATCATGCTAAAAAAAGAGCCAGAGGTGAAAAAAATGAGTTTATTGCAATTTCGAGCGTGGGTAAAACCTGATATTTTAATCAATCATCTTAATGGGGTGATTGCTGAGGCGTTACCTAATTTTATTTATGATCATTGTTTAGTTTTGAGAGAAGATTTAGAAGAAGATAAGCAATTTGAAGAAATTCTTGATTTTCTTGATATTGAACTCATGCAATCAACAGGACTGAAAGATAAGAATGGTGTGGAAATATTTGAAGGGGATGTAGTTCTGGTTAATGTAAGTAATGGTTTTGATCATTTAGTTAATGAAAAAACGGTTGTACAAGAATCCGAGTTTCATTCCGGATTAGTTTGTAAATCATTAATTAGTGGAATGGAATATAGAATATTCAGCCACCCAAAGATGGGATACGAATATGAAGTCATCGGAAATATTTGGGAGAATAGCGAGTTATTGGAGGAACAGCGATGAATAAACAGGAATTGATTAATGAACTAGCTAAATATGTAAAGCGTTATGAGAACGTTATGGATGAGCATGGCCAAGGAAGGTACAGCGCTTATGAAGTATCTTTAAAGTTGGTGAAAAGACTAAATGAATCAAAAATTACAGACGAACAAGCTTGGAATAAGGTAGCTGAGGCTTATCCTGAATCGGCACAAAGCTTGAGAAACACTTTAGATAATGCTGTATTTGGTAAGACTGGTGAACCGCAGAAGCCAGTGGTGCCGAAGTTTGTGGCTGATTGGATAGAATACGCTAAAAAGAAAGGCGATAGTCTAGCTATTTCATTCAAGCCATGGAACCTCTACGGTGTTGAGTATAGCAAGGCTGATAGATGGATTGAAGATAATCAAGAAACGTTTGCTCGTGCTTGGATAGACGGCTACGAGGTTGAGAAAGAGCCGTTGTATGAAGTTATTATTGGTGACTTATATCTTATCAAGAAATTTAATAACAGAAATGATTTCTGTTTTGATACTAGCTGCTCGCTGTGTGCTTGGGAAAAATCTGCTTATCAGCTAACAGAAGCGGAAATCAAATCAATTGATGAAAGATACTGGCCATTTGCTGTGCCAGTGGAAGAGGTGGCAGAAAGATGAAATATAGAAAGAAACCAGTAATTATTGAAGCGGTGCAATTTAATCGATCAAAAGCGGAAAAGGATGTTGCAAAGTACTATCCGATGGTTACAGATATGGATAGATTAACTACAGCGAAAGGAACCGAAGAACGTGAAAACAGATTTTTCATTTCTACTTTAGAAGGGAATATGACTGTTAAAGATGGAGACTATATTATTCAAGGTGTGGAAGGTGAATTTTATCCATGTAAGCCAGATATTTTTGAAAAAACATATGAGGCGGTGGAAAAATGAGCGATTACTTAACAGCAGAACAATATGAATATGCTAGAAAAACTGGAGATTGGGAATCGGGTAAAGTTCTCACTCATGGGCAAGCACTCAACAACAACCAGAAAATCGTGTTGGAGTACCTTAAATCAAAAATTACCGAGTCTTCGGTAAATCCCATTAATGCAATTGTTATACTTGGACATCTGTGGGAATTTAGAAGGTTTAATACAGAGGAAGAGTGTCTAGTTCTTGAGGCGTACTGGCAACTTAATAGTAAGCAACAAGTAGAAGTCCTAGCAGCATTCGCTCAATGGGGATTAGAACGGGAGGAAGCGGAATGAAAGCATACACAATCAAGTTTTATGGAAATACAATCTGGGTATACATCCTAAGCGGTCTCAGACTTGATTTTAGAGGCTATTCAAAAGAAGACCTTTTAGAATCCTTATATGGTTACGGATATTTAAATGAAGATGAACTAATAAGCTTAGAGAAATTTACAAATGCTTGGACGATTGAGGAGGAAGCATAATGAAACTAAAAGACGGATTTTACGCTAGCAGTCACGGTATCGGCGGTTTAATGCTAGACATGCCGACAAAGAACCCTAAAACACGTGAGAAACCAAAATTCAAAGTCGGTGACATGGTTCGATGTGAAGCAGAAGAGTTCATCTATCCATTTCGTGGATATGTAGAACACGTCTATAATCACTCAGCAATCATTCGTATTGAAAACACGATGGAATGTGACAAGTTATTAGCGAAAAGCAAAGAGAATTTAGCTGTAGCGAGATTGGTGGATATTGAACTAATCAATGACAAATAAAAAAGCCGGATCGCTCCGACTGATGTAATAAATCCGACAAGTTTATTATATCACATAAAGGAGCGGTTTGACTTGATGCAATTGTTACGAGAGGTAGATTTCAAACAGACAAGATGTAATGCGAGAGATGTGCTGAAGAACTTTCGGCGCTTGGAGCGGATGGCAGGTCGCTCTTTGATAGATATTAAGTCGCCGATTATTACGGATATGCCGAAGGCACCGAAGCATGGCAATAAGGCAGAAGACGCGATTATTCAGATGATGGATATAGAAGCGGAGAGAGATGCGATTCTAGCGGCTTTGATGGCTCTTAGTCTGATTAGTCGTCAGATACTCTACTACAGCTTCTGTGTGCCAGATAGCTTCTCAAACTACAGAATTAGCCGTGAAGTGGGTTATTCAGAAAGAAGTATACAACGGATGAAGTCGGAAGCTCTAATAGAGTTTGCAGAAGCATATAAACACGGAAGAATAATTGCCTATAAATAATTTGGCGGTTTTTTGGCGGAATGATGGCGGTTTTTAGCTATTTACCAGTGATATTATGGTAGTGTCGAAAGATTAGTGATAGGTCTGAGACAAAATAATAATAAAAGGAACATCGTTTTATTATTGTTTCACAATTAAGCTTCGATAGACAGCAGCGGAAATATTAAGAATAAGGATGTGAATTTTAACTCCTTCTAAATTGTTCTTATTATCTATCATCCGTTGCTGTCTATTGTTATTATGTCACTGTGGTGGAAAGGTGTATCGCTCATCTAAAATTTAGGTGCAAACTGCAAGGTTCGATTCCTTGCCAGTGACTTTGGTAAACGAGGCATCGGCGGTTTAAAAATATAGGGGTGCGCAATTTCGTACGCGTTTTGTGCATCTTGTAGGTTGCTATTACATAATTGGTTGGGTTAGATTGAGTTTTGGGATTCGGTACAAATGAATCGTCAAATGACTCAAGCACAGGATCGGAAACGTCCCTGCCTGTGCATTACATATTAGATCACTCATTGAGTGGTCTTTTTATTTTGCACAAAGGAGGCTACATAATGAGAAACTACTGGTATGTATCACTAACTAATGAATATCCTCGAACCATTGATGATTGTTCAGTGCGTGTTGTGCGTTCTGTACAAATCAAAGGGAAGTACTCTATTGTCGAAATGCTAAGAGAAGCAACACAAAACGAAGTGGATAAATGCGAGCTGATATATTGCGGTCATGGCTATTGGAAAGACGAGTATATCCAATACAACATAGAGAGGTACATCAAATGAATGATAACTATGATTGCATCAAGTTGTTAGCAAGTAATTATTAGATGTTTTTAGGAGGAAAACTATGAAATTAAAAGATTATATCAGGGAAGGGTATAACATTGTAACTACGCCAAATCTAGCTTATAAAATCCAAGAAGATTATCCCGATGCTTTAGTGTTTACTGGTAGAGTTTTAGATGGCATTCCTATAGGGAAGTTATTAGTAGATCATTTTTATAGCAATAATCCAGCTGTTCTTAGTGCTAAGCCACTTCAAAACGCTTATGCTATTGAACGCTTTACTTGCGAGTTTACTGGTTATGAGATAGTAGCACGAATGACAGGAGAGACAAGAAGAAAAGTAATGCAACAGATCAAAAAGAGGATTGATGAATCGGCGTTAGATGATAGAAGTAATGCGAACCTTCTAGAGATCAAACTAAAAGATACTGACTCAGTACCAGAAGTTTGGTACAAAGGTGAGAGGTTGGATGAATTACCTAAAGGATTAGTAGATGTCTCGTATCATTGGAAGACTGATAGCTTTAGCAGTAACGATCGTGGAGCGAACGACATCACGATTCAATACTTTTCTAGCTTTAATGATAAGTATCCAGATATGAAAACAATCGGACACAAGAGAGAAATATAGAATGCCTAAAATCAAATGCGCTGTGTCTATCTGCCGCGAATACGTTGAGTTACCCAACCGTTATTGCGAGAAACACAAAGGCAATGCAGACAAGACGTATAACAGAGAAGTAAGACACAACAAAGAGAACATGAAGTATGCTCGCTTCTATGCTTCAAGCCAATGGAAGAAGCTAAGACGTAGCAAGCTGGCAGACCAACCACTATGTGAGGAGTGTTTGAGAAATGGGAAAATAACCAGCGCTACGATAGTCCATCACAAAACGGAAGTAAAAGAAGATTGGGATAAAAGGTTAGACTACGATACGTTAGAAAGTATTTGCCAGTCGTGCCACAACAAAGAGCATAAAAAGGCATATAACCGTAAAAGGCTCTAATTTGCGTTCTAAGGCGTTTTACCTAAAGTGTATATAAATATACTAAATAATAGTTTGGATAAAAAATATCCCGCCCTATGTCGCTAGAACGAAGAAAATCGATGCCCTCCCTTCTCGAAAAAAAATTCCCTTTAGAAAATTTGTAAAATAGATAGGAGTGATGAAATGAGCAAAGGCAGGCCGAAGAAATTGCTTAACGCAAGCAAAAAGAATTACACAAAAGAAGAAATTGAAGCTAAAAAAGCCGAAGAAGAAAAGCTATACAACTATCCAAGACTGGACTTTTCAAATTATCCGGTCGGGCTTTTGAAAGAAGCGCAAAAAGAGTGGGATAGAATCTCTCGCTACATTCAGGAATTGCCTATTTCAGAACTAGACCAACAAACAATGATTCGCTACTGCAACTACTCGTATCTGTACGACAAAGCAAGCAAAGAGTTAGACGAACAAGGCTTTTTGATCGATGGTCGTAAAAATCCTTTAATCGATACTGTCAACTCATTCTCGAAAGAACTAAAAACAGCCACTAATGATTTAGGGCTGACAATCAACTCTCGGTTAAAGATCGTTAATCCTCAAGAGTTAGAGAAAGAGCCTGACGACCCTTTTGCTGAAATGATGAACGAAGTTGATAGTGATGATTGATCACGTTCAAAAATACATTGATGAAGTAGAAAATGGGAATATCTTAGTCTGTGAGAAGATACAGATGGCAATTGATAGACACAAAAAGGATATCGAGAGGTCAAAGCGAGATGACTTTCCTTACTACTACGAACCAAAATACACTCAAAATATTGTAAAATTCATTTCAATGCTTCCAGATCCTAAGAGTGGCAAGCCTAATAAGTTGGCGCTATTCCAGAAATTCATTCTAGGGATGTTATGGGGCTGGCGAAGAAAGAAAGACAATACCAAGCGTTTCAGAAAAGCCTATCTTTCACTAGCACGTAAGCAAGGAAAATCGTTGATTGTTTCAGGGATTGCCCTGTACTGTCTAATTTACGAACGAAATCCACGACAAGCAAGACAGATATACGCTACTGCTAACAAACGAGATCAGGCGAAGATTGTATTCAATATGGTGAAGTCACAACTAAAAGCCTTACGTGGAAAAAGTAAAGCGATCCAGAAATTTACAAAGGTTCTACAAAACGAGCTTACTACGACAGATGATTCATTTATGAGACCACTGTCTGCTGATGCAGATACATTGGACGGTCTCGATACATTATTGGGCATTTTTGATGAGTATGCCCTTTCTAAAACAACGGAAATGATGGATGTTATCGAAACGTCGATGGGGCAACAAATTGAACCGCTAACGATTATCATTTCAACGGCTTCAAGCAAACTAAACTATCCAATGTACTCGATAGAGTATCAGTATGTAACGAAGTTGCTAAAAGAAGAAGTGGTAGGCGATGAGTATTTAGCGCTATGTTGGGAACAGGACAATGCTAAAGAAGTAGCGGACACTGACATGTGGATAAAGTCCAACCCATTAATGGAACTATCAGAACAAAAAGAACGACTAACTGAAAACAAAAAACGACTTTTAGACGAAGGAAAAGCAAAAGGAAGTATATCAAACGTTCTTACTAAAGAATTCAACATATGGGTTCAATCTTCACAAGAAAGTTATATGAGCGAAGAAGAGTGGACTTCTGCCGTTGCTCCTGATTACATCAAACAAACGGACTTAACAGGGCGTGAGATTTACATCGGTGTCGATTTGTCACGAGTGAATGACTTAACTTCTATTTCGTGGGTCATTCCAATCAGAGAAGAAAGTAAGTTTTTTGTTGATAGCTATTCCTTTGTAGCCAATCGTGGCGGAATTGAAGCAAAAGAAAAAGAAGACAAAACGCCATACCGACAATATGAGCAAGCAGGCTATTGCACGATTAGTAGTAGTCCAGACGGATTGATTGACTATCACGATTTAGTCAATTGGCTTACTGATTTCATCGAAAGTAATAACTTTGAGCTAAAAGGTATCTTTTACGATCCGTATAATGCTGGTAATGTTATTACTGATCTATCGAAATTCTACGAGAAAGAAATGATTGAAGTGCGACAAGGACTGATAACTTTGAACATTCCGACAAAACAATTTAGAACGGACGTTATTAAAGGAAAAACAGTCCATTCAAACAATCCACTGCTTAACAGAGCAATCAGAAACGCAATCACCAAAGAAAACAACGATACAATCATGATTGATAAGGCAATGAATCGAAATAAGATTGATCCTTTAGATGCGTTGATTAATGCTTACACGCAGGCAATGTACCATGATTTTGATGAAGAAGATATCAATGAATTGATTGAAAGGGGCGAGTATGGCTTTGGATGGTAACAAGTTAAGACTAATCGTGATTATTTTGTATGTTTTAGGGCTAGTTTCATTCATAGCCGCAGCTTTTTTGTTTAACCAGATTATCGGATTCCTGACGGTGGGCATTAGTTTAATGCTTACCGTTTTTATTTTGGTTCGAGAATCAGAATTATAGCTGAAAGGAGGTGGGATAAATGGGTTTATTTTTCCGAACGGAAAAACGTAGCTTGTCCGGTCGTTCGAGTACAATGCTCGACTTCATTTCAACTGTAAATGGGAACACGACTATCAACTTTGACGGAGAAACGGCACTAGAACAGTCTGATGTGTTTACAGCAGTAAAGATACTGGCTGGAGATATTGCCGCCAGTAAGTTCAAGTTTTCCGATAATAAGCAAGCAGACATTCGAAAGTTAGATATGTTGAACAAGTACCCAAACGCAAGTATGACACCATATTCTTTCATGTTTGCTATCACGGCTCAAATGCTTTTGTCAGGGAATGCTTTTGCGATCATTCATGAAAATAGCTTAGAGTTTGCTAAACCGTCACAAGTCGTCGTTTACGAAGATTTAGAGACAGGTGTGTTGCGGTATGAGTACACAAACAAAGCAGGAAATTCGTACCGTGTTGATTCTAGCGAGATGTTGCACTTCAAATATATAACTGTAAACGGAAAAACCGGTATCAGTCCATTAGATGCACTCAAAACAGAACTTTCTATGCTCGACAATGGGAACAAAATGCTAAGCTCCTTCTTCAAGAAGGGGATTCAAGCAGGCGGAGTTTTGAAGCTCAATAAAGGTACGCTGAATAACAAGTCTAAAAAGCAAATTAAGCAAGACTTTGAAGAAGTAAACAGCGGTGCTTCAAACGCTAATAGCGTAATTGTTTTGGACGATACACAGGAATTCAAACAGTTTGAGCTAAATACGGATATTTTGAAGATGATTCAAAACAACGTGTACTCGACAAAACAAATTGCTAAAGCGTTCGGCATTCCTTTGTCACGTTTTGGTATGGAGTTAGTCAATACCAAAGACGATTCGGCTAACGATTCCTACGTTTCTAGTACGCTTAGGGCACTCTCACAGATGATTACAGACGAGTTAGCAATCAAGTTAGGTATTAATGTAGAACTTGACTTCTCTACGCTTACAGGGCAAGACAAGGCTTCTAGGATGAATAAAGCAATGGAAGATGGCAACGGCGGAGACGGTTATCTACTGATTAATGAGGTCAGAGATTATTACGGATTGCCAAGCATTCCTAATGGAAATGTTTTGTACACGAAAACCACAGCGAAAGGAGGTGGGAATAGTGGAAATGGAAATTCGGAGTTTAGCGGAAATCCAGTCAACGGACAATCGAACGATTGAGGGCTACGCAATGAAATTCAATTCGTTAAGCAGAGACCTTGGCGGGTTCAAAGAAATAATTTCGCCACAAGCGTTGGATACGACCGATTTATCAGATGTTCGCTGTTTTGTCGATCATGATTCAAGTATGGTTTTAGGAAGAACGTCATCGCAAACGCTAGAGTTGGAAGTGGATGACGTAGGACTTCATTTCAGATGTCAACTGCCAAATACTTCTTACGCCAACGATTTGTACGAATCCATAAAACGTGGTGATATCAACGAATGTTCGTTCGGTTTTGCCGTAAAAGATGATTCTCAAACGTGGGAAAACCAAGATGGAATGTATATCCGCAATCTAAATAAGATCGATGAATTATTCGAAATATCGATTGTTTCGATTCCGGCTTACGAAGGAACGGATGCAGTCTTAGCGCAACGATCATTGAAACGAGTAATCAATGAAAAAGAAAAACAAAAACTACAGATAGAGCTAGAACTTCTAAATTACTAGAGGTTCTTTTTTTATACAAAAAAATAAGGAGTGAACACATTGGATATTGAGAAATTGAAAGAACAAGCGCAACAGGCGCTGGATTCAGGCGATTTGGAAAAAGCCAAGGGTTTGTTGGCTCAAATCAAAGCCAACAAAGAGCAAGAAGAAACGCAAGCACAACTCAAGACAGAGCTAGAAGACGAACTAAAAGGTCTAGGAGCTTCTGATGAGCCTAAAACAGAGCCTGAGACAGAAGAACCGGCAGATCCTGAAAAGGATAAAGAACTAGAAGAAAAGGAAGAAGTACCACCTATTCCGCCTAAAAAAGACGAAAAAAAGAAAGAAAAGGAGAATCGATCTATGGAAGTAATCTTGGATGACAAAAAAGAAAAGGAAACACGCTCAATTAATCAATTTATTCGAACAAAAGGGGAAATGCGTGATGGCTTAACAACTGTCGGAGCAGAAGCCGTTATCCCAATCGATCGTATCACTAAACCAGAAAAACAACCCGAAACAGTTGTCGACTTACGTCAACACGTAGGACGTGTGCCAGTAACAACAGGTACAGGATCATATCCAATTTTGAAAGCTAACAAAAATAAAATGATCTCTGTGGCTGAATTGGCTAAAAACCCAGCGTTGGCTAACCCTGAATTTACAAAAGTAAACTACGAAATTGAAACTTACCGTGGATACATTCCAGTTTCTCAAGAATCATTAGACGATTCTGATATCGATCTAAGCGGATTGGTCGCTGAACATATCCAACGCCAATCTTTGAATACATCAAACGCTGAAATTGCGGCTAAGTTGCAAACAGCACCTGCGAAAACTGTTACTACGATTGACGATTTGAAAGACATCGTGAACGTTGCGATTGATCCAGCGTATGCAGCCAAAATCATTGCCTCTCAAAGCTTCTTTAACGAATTGGATAAAATGAAAGACAACGATGGACGTTATTTATTGCAGCAAGATGTGACTGTCGCGTCTGGTTACAAACTATTAGGGCGTGAAGTTGTTGTAATGGCGGATGATGTAATTGGAAAAACAGCAGGCGACAAAGTAGCATTCGTGGGCGACCCTTCACTTTTTGTTAAATACTTTGACCGTCAACAAGCTTCAGTACGTTGGGTAGATAACGATGTATATGGTCAATTACTTGCCGGATTTATTCGTTTCGATGTTGAAGTAGCCGACACTGCTGCAGGCTTTTACGTAACACTGGGCCCAAAAGCGTAGACCCATCCGGCGTAACGTTAAACAAAACAACGACTACGCTTACGGTGGGGGCATCAGAAACACTGTCAGCGACTGTCTTGCCAGCTGACGCAACGGACAAATCGGTTAGATACAGTTCTAGCGATGAGGCAATTGCCACAGTAACGCCCATTCAAGGCAAAATCACAGGTATTGCAGCTGGTACAGCAACAATCACTGCAACAACTGCAAACGGAAAAACTGCGGTGTGTGAAGTTACCGTAACTGCTGAATAGGCGGTGATTGAATGGAACTGGCAGAACTAAAAACATACCTTCGCATTGATCATGATCTGGATGACGAGCTTTTAAAAATGTTGGTGTCCACGGCTGAAAAATTTATTCTTGGATCGATCGAAGTCGAAAAAACAGATGATGAACGGTTTAACTATGCGGTCACGTTGCTGGTGTCTCACTGGTATGAGAACCGGATTGCTACAAGCGAAAAAGCATTCGCGGAGATTCCGTTTGGAGTGACTGCGCTTATCCAGCAGTTGAGGGGGTTGGAACATGGCACTAATCAAGACGAGTGACCTAAGTCAACGTATTGACTTTATAAAGGATACGATAGTCAAGGACGAGGACGGCCAGCTGGTCACCACACCTGAGACTGTTTTTTCGTGTTGGTCTTGCGTTCAAACACAACGCTTGAGTGATGTAAAGGCGTCAATCGGAACCGTCTTAGAAGGCACACTAACGTTTATTATCCGCTATCAGCAAAAAATAGAACTCGAAAACGACATGAAAGTGCGTTGGAAAGGCAAAACTTTTGAGATTATCACGATCACCAAAGGAGAGTTTGCCAAAGATTTCACCACTGTCATTGCGAAAGAGGTTCAAAAATGAGTGTAGAAGTCGATGCAACCGAAGTGTACAAAGCGCTTAGGGAAGTAAAAGCAAACGTTCAACGAGTGGAAAGCCCAGCACTTAGAAAAGCTGGGGAGTACGCTCAAGAAAAGTTACGACAAAACACACCTTACTGGGATGGAACGAAGTCAAACGGTAAACGTGGTTCGTATATGCAAGAACATGCTAAGAACCATGTGGTTACAAGCTCGGTAAAAAACGGATTGATAGAAGTCGGCTATGACAAAGATGTTTCTTGGCGGATGCACTTTATCGAGTTCGGAACAATCAAACAACGTCCAAAAGGTTTCGTACAAAAAACACAAAAGCAAATCGAAAAACAAGTAACACAAATCATTGCTGACGAAGTAAAAAGGAGGCTAGGACTTTGAAAACGGCAGTATCACAAGTCTATTCAATTCTGAATAGCAATGAAAAAACAAAGAACATTGATTTTTACACCAATAGTGTTCCGGAATCAGCTCAAACAGTACCTAGCCTTCCAGTTGGCAGAATTACAGAGATATCCGGCAACTATGAAGATTTTGCAAGCAACAATCCTTTGACCATTCAATTTAACGTACAGGTAGATGTATGGGTGTCAACCATGAAAGAGGTTGATGCCTTTTATTTTGCCCTTGATGAGGTTATGAGGGGGAATGGTTGGGAATGCACCTACACCGAACAAACAGATGACGAGGATTTGGAAGGTGCAAAGCGGATTATCAAACGATATGTAGCAAATATTTCACTAAATTAAAAGGAGAGAAAATAGATGGCAACAGTAGGATTTGAGAGCGTCATTTTTGGCGTAAAAACAGGTGCGGGCGGCACTCTAAAAGAATTAGTAGCAGATAAGTCGAAAGGCGGAGCGATCGAAGCTAAAATTACTGGATTAGGCGCAACTTCTAACACAACATACGCTTCAAACGTACCATTCTTCATTGCAAGTAAAGGGGTTTCGTCGCCAAAAGTTACGCTTGACGTGGCAGACTTAATGGATAACGGCATTTACAGCGAAATCATTGGTGCTAAAACCGTGGATGGTGTAAATGTAATTGGTTCAGAAACTGAAGCGCCTTACGTGTCGGTGGTCATGGTTACAGCGAACAAAGAAGGAAAACGCTTATTCATGGGTTTGACAAAAGGAAAATTCAGTCATCCAGATATCGACATGAAAACAGCTGAAGACAAAGGGGTAGAATTGCAAACCGATTCTATCGAAGGGGAATTCATTTCTGATGAACGTGGCTATGTATACTTAACAGCCGTAGAATCAGAAACGATGACCTTACAAAAATTCAAGGACTTGGTAAATAACAAAGTGGGGAAGTAGTTAACCCTGCATCTACACCAATGACAGATACAGGGACACCAAAATAACCAGAACCAAAAATTGATACACAAGGTTAGCCATTTTTTGGCTAGCCTTATTTTTTTGTAAAAACAAGGAGGAAAACAAATGATTGAATTGCAATTGAAACTTGACGGAAAGAAAAAAACATTCAAACAACAAGATATTTCCGCACGTGCAATGCGTGAGTGTATCAAATTTTACGAGAAAGCGGAAAAAGCAGACCTAACTGATTTAGAAGCAATTGATTCAATGATTGCAATTACAGCAGATATTTTCCAAGATCCAGCAGTTACATTTGATGCTATTTTAGACGGTTTGACTGCGAGCGAGTTAGTACCGGCATTAGAAAGTGTTTTTGAACAAATCAATGAACTGGGAAACAATGAAAAAAAGCAGATGGCGAGCAAAAAGAGATAAGTTTTTCTGAAGCTAGGAAAGCAATGGATCAAATCTACAAAGATTTAATCGAAGCAGGTTGGACGATGAGAGATGTGGACGAAGCCGACTATCATTATTTGTTACACCTTTTTGGAGAAGTGGAGAGTGGCGAAGAATATGTAGATGGTGCTGATTTCATCAAACAATTTTTATCGGCTGAAGACTTGGTAAAACTTGAGGAAGGAGGTAAATAATGGCAGGAAAAGGACAACCGGCAGGAAATATCAAGCTAGGGATTAGTTTAGATAGCACTAATTTTGGTAACACGCTGGACGAAATAAATGCGAAAGTCAAACAAGCTGAGTCGAATATGCGTGCCAATCTAAAGGCTTATGATTCAGCAGGACGTTCATACGAAGCACTTAGTCAAAAGACGAAAGACTTGTCTACGGTTATGGATGGCCAAAATGCTAAAGTCAAAGAACTGACTAAACGGCGTGACGAAGCTGTTGAAAAATACGGTGAAGAATCAAAAGAGGTCGCTAAGCTCAATACGCAGATCAATAATGCAACGGCGAAATACAATGCCTATGGCAAACAGTTAAATGACACAAAAAAGGAACTTGTTTACTCACAAACTGCCGTCAATGACCTGACAGACGAAATCAAAGACAATGAACGGCAGATGAATGCAGAAGTCAAAGCGTTGAAAGCCGCTGGTGATGAATCTGGCGCGTTTGAAGCAAAACAAAAAGGGCTAGCCAAACAAACAGAATTATCCGAGAAAGCTATCGAAGAACAGCGCAAAGTTGTGAAACTGATGGCGGATGAATTTGGCGAATCTGCTGAGGAAACCGAAGATGCTCGAAAAGAACTTAGTAAGTTAGAACGTCAAAGCAAGCTCTCTGATAAGCAATTAGAGGGGCTGAAAAAGACAACTAACGATACTGGACGGGAAATTGATGACTTTGGAGATCAGGCGAACAAATCTGGCCGTAACCTAGACGGGTTCAAAGATCGTGTATCTAAAACGACTGGCGTTGTTTCAACTTTAGGGAAAGGCTTTGCCACGATGGCGAAAGGTGCTGCGTTTGGCGCGTTTGCTACGATTGGTTCTAAAGCAGTCAATACGGTTTCTGACTCGCTAGACGGTGCAATCAGTCGTATTGATACGCTAAATAACTCAGATAGAGCATTCTCAAATATGGGTTTTGAAGCAGGTGAAACCAAAAAAGCGATGGATAACCTGCAACTTGCCATTAAGGGATTGCCAACCGGTTTAGATGGTGCTGTAAAAGGCGTTCAGCTTTTAGCAGGTTCCACCGATGATGTCGGAAAATCAGTAGACATATTCAAAGCGATGAATGATGGGATTCTAGGTTTCGGTGGTAATGCTGAAATGGTTGATAATGCAATCGTTCAGCTATCACAATCATTCTCGAACGGAAAAGTCGACGCTGAAACGTGGAATTCAATGATCAATAGTGGTTTAGGACCTACTTTGAATGCGATGGCTAAACAGATGGGCAAAACCACTGGTGAGTTGAAGGCTGGACTTTCTGATGGTTCGATTAGTGTTAAAGAATTCCAAGACCGATTGATTGAGTTAGATAAAAATGGTGGCGGCGGTATCAAGTCGTTAAACCAAATCGCTAAAGACTCAACGAAAGGTATCAGCACTTCAATTTCAAATGCAAAAACTGCAATTACTCGTGGTGTGGCTGATATGATCACGAAGTTGAATGATGGGTTAGCAAAGAATAAGTTGCCTACTCTCAGCGACATGATTAGTAATGCAGGGGCGCGAGCTGAAGCAGTGTTCAAAAAAATTGGAACGATTATCCCGCAAGTTTTAGGAGCAATTGCACCAGTAGTCAATAAAGCAATCGGCATATTTAAAAATCTTTTCACTGTTTTTGCTGAGAACAATGATCCCAAAAAGTATTCAAAGGCTTTATTTGACCTTGATAAGATCATTCCAATGGAAGTGTTAGCCAAAGCAAAACAACGTGTTATGCAAGTTAAAAATATTTTTAACGGAATATTTGCCACCGGAGAAAAACAAGAAAAGTCGCTGAATATTTTGAAAATGACCGGCATGACTGATGAAACGATTGATAAAATCAGAAATTTTACCGGAGACATTAAAAAATTGATTGGTTCAATCTTTGGTAATGAAAAAGCTGATGATGACATGTTAAAACGATTGGGTTTAAAGCCTGATGATATCGCTAAGATAAAAAAAGTTGTAGAAGACATAAAAATTTACTTTGGTGCAGTATTTACAAATATCCAGCAAATGTTAGAGGTTGCCATTGAGATTGCAAAAGGCGTGTTTAATACACTATCGCCTTATGTAATTCCAATAATTTCTAAAATAGGAAAAGCGTTAGGTGACATAGGTAAATCAATGTCCGTTTTCTGGGAACAAAATGGAAAGCAGATAATTCAAGCGATTAAAAACTTTTTTGTTTTCATTCAACCAGTTGTCAAAATAGTGATGACTCTTTTCATGGGATTTATCGACAATGTGATTGGACTAGTAAAAGGCCTATTAAACGCAATTCAAGGTGCTATCAAAATCTTCACTGGTTTATTTACAGGCGATTTTTCTAAGATGTGGGAAGGAGTAAAACAATTGTTTTGGGGTTCTATCCAAGCAGTATGGAACTGGATTCAAATACTATTCTTCAAACGGATTTTAGAAGGAGTAAAAGGTTTGTGGACTGGTTTTTCAGGTTCAATAAAAGGGCTATGGGAAAGCACTAAAACTTTCTTTACTGAAGGTATTTCCAAAACTTGGGATAAGCTAGTCAATTGGGTAATGAATTTGTTGGGCAAAGTTGGCAACCTGAAAACCACGTTTGGCAATTTCATCCAAAACATGTGGAACAGCGTGAAAAACTTCTTCAGCAATGGCGTTGGAGACACTTGGAATAAGGTAGTTGGCTGGGTAAAAAACATTTTCAACAAAGCAATTGAATTGAAGAACAATGTTTCTGATGCAATCGGTAACCTGTGGAAAGGTATCAAAGACACATTCCGTAGAGGTATTGATACGGTATTCAATTGGTTTTCAGAACTACCCAACAAGATGAAGGATGCCATTATTGGTGGTAAAGATGCCCTTGTTGATGCGTTCAAAAGTATTTTCAACGCAGCACTTAAAGCGATAGGTAAACCAGTTAACGCGATCATCAATGGAGCTTCATGGGTACTAGAAAAACTGGGTGCTGACAAACTCAAAGAATGGGAAGTACCACAATACGCAAAAGGTACACCAGCCGGTGGACACCCAATTAATGGACCAATGATGGTCAATGATGGACGTGGAGCAGAAACAGTTATCACACCAGATGGTAGAGCATTCATACCTAAAGGACGTAACGTAGTATTGAATGCACCAAAAGGAACACATGTCTTGACAGCAGAAGAAACAGCCCAACTCCAAGGTTCAAAAGCACCAAAATACCGTTACAAAAAAGGTACTAACTTCTTTGGTAATTTGTGGGATAGTGTGAAAAATGTGGCTGGTAATGTAGGAAACACACTAAAAAACGTAGTCGGCGATGTATGGGATTTTGTAACAGACCCGGGAGCGTTGGCTAGGAAAGTGTTAAATGGTCTTGGCGTACTGGAAGGGCTTGTCAAATATCCTTTAGATGTTGGTAAAGGCATTCTAAGCAAGGCTACCGAAGCATTGACGAACAAAATCACAGAACTATTCAGCAGTGGCAGTTTAGACACTTCAATGGGCATGCAAGGCGTTTACAAATACTTGGCGGACGTTGCAGTTGCAGTAATGAAGAAATTCCCAGGCTTTCAAGTAACCTCAGGTTATCGTGAAGGCGATCCATACTCACACGGAAAGCACAATGCAATTGATATTGCGCTACCGGGAGTCGTGAATGGTTCCCCTAGATACACAGAAGCAGCCAATTACGCATTTGAGAAGTTTGCAAACAAAATCGGCTATGTTATCACAAATGGCAAGGTTCGTGACCGTTCAGGACAATCAGGTACAGGTATTCACAATGATTGGAGACCATGGCCCGATGGAGATCACTATGATCATGTGCATTTAAACGGTGTAAGAGATCCGCAGGGCGGACTTGTTAGCGGTGGCGATAGCGTTGGTGGGAGTGGCGTAGAACGCTGGCGGCCATATGTAAAACGTGCTTTGAAAATGAATAACTTACCAACCTCATCCGCTTATGTTGATGCGTGGATGCGACAAATCCAAACAGAATCAGGTGGCAATCCGCTTGCCATTGGTGGGAATGACGGCTTAGCAGACGGTAATGCTACTGGATTGCTCCAAACAAAACCGGGAACATTTGCTGCGAATGCTTTTCCAGGATATGGCAATATAATGAGCGGTTTCGATAATATCTTAGCAGCTATCAACTACGCTAAAAAACGCTATGGTTCGGATATGTTAGGTGTGATTGGGCGTGGTCATGGTTACGCAAACGGTGGAATTGTAAACCAACATCAAATTGCGGAAATCGCAGAAGGAAACAAGCCAGAAATCATTATTCCGTTAGACAAAGCGAAACGCTCAAGAGCGATGCAGTTGCTTGCGATTGCTCAAGATAAGTTAGGAGTAAAACCAAAAAGCGTAAATAATAGTAGCGATTCGAGCGGAACGTTAGAAACATTAGTTTCACTGATGATTCAGCAGAATAACTTGCTATCTAAACTTTTAGCAAAAGACACAAGTGTCAAACTTGATGGTAAAGCAATTGCAGACAATACAAACGGATACTTAGGTAACCAGTTGAAACGTTCGCTATATACAACAGGTTAGGAGGGATAAAGTGAATGGCTATTTAATCGATTTTCGCTTCATAAAAAATCAAGAGATAGTATCTCTAAAAGAAAAATTGGGCATGGAGTGTATTTCTTTTGCACGAAAAGCACCACAACTAAATGTAGAATACCAAGAATTTTCAGGGTCAAACGGTTCGAGAGAAGTCGAAAAAAGTTTCAAATCGTTCACTATCGAAGTGGAATTTTATACTGAATTCAAAAATATGTATGACTATCAACTAAAAGAAACTGAATTATATGCGTTTCTATTCGATGACGAAGGATATTATGTTTTTACAGATAGAGAACCGGGCAAAAAATACTTTGTCCGTCCTAACTCAGTAGAAGTGAATGAAGTTGGTCTAAGATATGCAACTTACAAGGCGACTTTCACTGTTTTTAGAGGTTGTTCCGAATCGATGGCTTCCACGTTATCGGATTTTTCGCTGTCTAATGAATGGCAATTTTCGCAAGGGCTAGTGGCGGAAGATTATAAATATACGCACCGAACCAGTAATTTTATCATTTATAATGCTGGCGATTTTGCTATTGATCCACGTGAACATGCTCTAAAAATCACTTTGGAAGGTGAATCAGAAGGCAACGTGACTATTTTCAACAAAACGACAGGGGAACGATTCATCTACTATCCGGAGTTTTCTACGTTGCTAGGCCAAACTTTGACTTTAGACCGTGTTTATCCGAAGTTGAACGGTGTAAATTGCGGAATTGACACGAATTTAGGTTTGATAACGTTAGCGGTTGGAACGAATGAAATTGAAATACAAAATGTTACTAGAGTGGAGTCAAAATGGGACTTCAATTTTTTGTATAAGTAGGTGAGAATTTGAAAGATATTTTTATCCAAGACTACGAGAAAACAAAAAAAGAAATATTGACTGAATACGATAAAAGTACATTTACTGAAAATTGGCAAGAGAACGAAACGTGGGAAATTTCGTTCACTATTGTCAAAACAAAATTCAATGAATTGGCTTTTGATTTAGTCGATTACGAAAATTCAGTATTTTTCAATGGACAAGAGTTTATCGTAAAACAAATGGGCGTTTCTGCCGAAGGGGCAGCAATCACAAAAACAGTTACAGCCACGCACATTTACTACACCATGCAAGATGGCTTTCAGTACGACACAATCACAGGAACACGCTCTATCAACCAACTGCTAGCGCATGTTTTCAAACCTGATAACCGTGGATTTACATGGAATGTTGTAGATCCGAACAAGAAGTTTTTGCCAGTTGAACAAGAAAACTTCGGGAATGGGAACTATTTGAAACTGGTTGAAGAAATTTTGAAAGACTATGATGCGATAGTGATTCCGGACAACAAAAACCTTACTTTCTTCCCTCGTTCAGAATATGGTAAAAAAACTGAAGAACAAATACGCTACAAATACAATACCGATTCTGTGAAATTTGATATTGATACTTTGAATTTGAAAACACAGATAAAAGGATTTGGCAAGAAAAAAGAAGACGACACTTACTACTTCACGCCAATCACATATACAAGTAAGCAGTCGGAAAAATGGGGTATACGTGTCCAAAGTCCAGTTAGTGATGATCGTTACACCGTTTCAGGGAACATGCTAGAACGTTTGAAACAAGACTTGCAAGACTATCCAACAATCACTGGCACAGTTACTACGAAATGGCGTGTAGAGCCTAATAAGGGCGATTACGTGGCGTTTGTCTATGAGCCGTTAGGTGTCAATACCTATATTCAAGTAGTAGGAATCAAGACGTATCCAGCGATACCAAATAAGCCACCAGAAATCACATTGAGCAACACAAAGAAAACAATGACGTCGATACTCGCTGAAATGGCGAAGAAAGGAGTGATTTGATGGGATTATTAAAATTAATTAGTAACCGTATCTCTACGGAATGGAAAGAGAAATTTAATAAAAACATTGACTACCTCAATGATCTTGAAAAGAAACTATCTGATCAAGACAAATCAACAAACAGTCGTATTGATAATCTCGTGCTTCATTCAGGAGGTGATTCTCCTAACGAAGTAGTGGATGCACGTGTAAATAATAAGGGAGAAATCTTTGATACATTACACGGAAGATTATTAGAACATGAAAACCTGTCAGACGAACAAATTAGTGAATTAATTACAAATGCCGCTAGTCAGAAAGCACAAGTAGAGCAATTAAACAAAGCAGTCCAACAAATCATTGGAGGGTATAACGAACCTATCAATATTTACGTTTCAAAGGATGGAAGCGACCAGACGGGCGATGGTACGGAAGAAAGCCCATTTGCAAGTATACAAGCAGCAATTAATACAATTCCATTGATTACCATGGCTCCAATTACGATTTTCGCAGAGGATGGAACATTCTTAGAAGATATAGTGATTAAAGGTTTATCTTATCAATCTTTAACCATACGACCGATTAATGACATAAGTAGTATTGACCCGTTAACCTCGGACTTACCAGTTAAAGTAAGAAGTATAGCTGTCACTGCTTGTTCTGGACACACAGATATTGTTGGAATTCAAATAGTTGATACTGCAAACGCGCCGTTGTCTCCTGATGGTAAACGATATGGAATTATGAATGAACAAAGCGGATATATGGGATTGAATAAATGTAAGTTTGCTGAAAACACTAAATCAATGAATTATAACGCTATATATGTTGGCGGTGTATCAAAACTTCGGATGTATGGATATACTACTGTTATTAATCAAGACACCGCCTTATGTGTTCGTCGTATGGCTGAAGCATTAGCTGGTTTAGAAGGATCGGGGAATAATATAGGCATTCGTTGTGATGATGCGATTGTAAGAGGAACTGTTCCGTCAACATTTGCTACGACTGCCACGAGTATTGGTGGAAACGGCTTGATTATTTCCAAAGGGCAGGTGCTAAGTTAATGGTTTATAAAATGAATGAATCGATCATTGTGATTCAAGCAGAAGCCACTAGTCCAAACAGGACGAATGTTGTTTTTTGGTCGCATGATCGAGGAACAGCTAAGCTTCGGATGAAGTTAGTTCGGAAAAACGGAATTCCTCAGAGCCTACCAGAAGGAACTACGGTTCCTATTCGTCTGATATTTAGATCTGCAACAGCAGAAGACGGATATGGAAAACATGACTATCTTGCCACCATTGAAGATCGTGTGAATGGCATTGTGTCTATCGTATTAGAAGATAATATTTTAGGATATGTCGGTAAAGTAGAAGGTAGCGTATATATTGATTTCCCAGACGACCGCTCGTTAGATACAGCTGGTCGTTTTACTTTTTACATCAAACGCAGTCCAATCGATGATAGTACGCCAGAACTAGAAGACTATTATTTCAATGGTTTTAGCCAGACAATCGATAAAATCGAAAAAATTCTAGCTGATGGAAAGCAAGAGATTGAACAGAAAATTACGGAATCTGAAACGCAGATTGAGGCGAAATTAAAAGATACAAACGACAAAATCACGAAAGCCAATCAAGATGTCGAAACTCTCAATACTAATATTGATAAGACAAATGACCGTATTGATCAAACCAATCAGCAAATCGGTGACCTCGGCAAGCTGAAAAAGATGTACAGTAACAGCATCGACTTCGGGGGCTATGATTATTCTGGGAATCCTAACTTAATTAATAACATTAATTCAGATGATTGGAGTAAATTGGCTAGTGGTATTTCACAACCAAACTCATATACAAAAATATTTGATGATTATATTATTATAGATGCAACAGATCCATCCGCAGCTAACGTATCAAGAAATACTTATGTTCCTAGGCTCACTCAATTACAGGCTGGCAAAAAATACACAATGAGTGTAACTATGATGGTTGATGAAGAATTTAGCTCTGGTGGGGACACTAGTTATAATGGCTCTGCTATACATTTTGTGATACGTGCAGATGGCAAAGATGTGCGTCCTAATATACTAAGACCTAATAATACTATGGTTAATCAATACAAGCGAGTTTTTGTAACGTTTACAGTGCCAACAGATATTAACAAGGTAGAATACACATATTTACGTGTATATGAAAGTAATGGTGTTACAGGTAAATGGTATATAAAAAATGATATCAAAATTGAAGAAGGTACAACAGCCACTCCATACCAGCCTAATTTACTAGACGCTCCATATTATTTGAGTAAGGTGGCTTTGGGGGAGAATATTGCTGACCCTACAAAAACCTTTCCAATTAAATCTAGTGGGTTCAATATATATGTAGGTGACACGAAAGAAGATCTTATGATAGGTCAAACTTATACTATCACGCTTAAAGGAACAAAGCCCGCAAGTCAAACTTTTGCAGCATTTAATCGTTGGGATGTTAAGTTTGGAGACTTAAAACCGGTTGAGGGATTGGCAGACGTATGGTCTCTAACATTTACACCAACGAAGCTTGTACCGGATTTTCCTAAAAACTTTCGCATCTATCAGTCACCTGAAGCAACAGCAGGCGCATGTCAAATTGACTGGTTAAAAATTGAAAAAGGCGACACCCGAACCCCAAATATTAGTCAGTTTAAATACTTCGGTGAAGGATTGAAAGACAGCAACAATCCGAACGACTATAGTTGGGACGTCACGCCTGAATATACTGAAAAAGGCTTGAATGATTCTGTGAGCTTAACCAAGCCACAATCTGTAGATGGAACTAAGAACTTTTTAGAAACCCCTCTAGTTAATGGAAAAAATGTACTGGTCGAAGAAAAGCCGTTGCCTTATGAAGCGTGGCATTCAACAGGAACTGAACAAACTGGAATTTCTAATAAAGCTCGGTTAATTATTGGACCAGTAGCAACCACCATTGGAGCAAAATTGAATCGATCCATGAAGGAGAATCCGTTGACTTGGAATTCTGGAAATTGGCAAGCAACAGCTAATCGAGATTGTACTTTGTTAGTAGAAGGGTTAGTTAGATATCAGTTTGGCGGATCAACAGCTGGTCAGTATGGTTATATTACTTTTTATAAAGACGATGCTCAAACTAGTTCTATTGGTTTCGCAGGTGGTGTTGGTATAAATGGAACTGCATTGCAATGGAAGCATGGGCTTCACTTTAGTAGAATTTTCGCGTTGAAAAAAGGAGAGTACTTCAATATCACTTTTGAAACTCAGGAGGGTAAGAAGTTAGATTTTTCTCAAATAAACACGCTGCACATTATGGAAATAGAATCTTAGATTAAAGGAGTGAAATAAATGAAAAACATTTGGAAATATGGACGTACTGGCGGAGAGTACGCAGGAAAAGTATTGGACGACATGCTTGTGTCCGTTCCCTACACGGATCAGCCACCGCTTGAAGGGATTCGTGCTGATGGCGAACCGCTAACGATTGCTGATCAGATGTTTGATCCTAAATTGAACCAATGGATTGTTTTAGCGAACGCACTAGATCACAACGATTTAAACAATCTCAAAGCAATGTATGAATCGTTAGAAAATGAAAACGACAACCTAAAACAGCTAAATGCCAAACTCATGCTAAGCGATGTAGCGATTAAACAGGAAAATACTGCATTGAAAGAAAAAGCGGATAGTTTAGCACAAATCAATTCAAAAATGATGCTTGCTTCGCTTCAAAACAGCAAAGACATTGAAGAAATTAAAGAGCAACTAAATCCAGCTTCAAAGGGAGGTGAGTAGTATGTTTAGTTTTAGCGATGTGAAAATGATGTATGATTGGGGCTGTTTTACTGACGATCAAGTTCGTCTATTCGTTCCACTATGCATTACAGACGAAGAAGCAGATAAAATCATTAATAAAGATAAGAGCGCATCTTAAGTGATGCGTTTTTATTTAAGGTAAAGGAGTTGTCACATGATTAATTTAGGGGAATGGGGAGCGATAGCAGGATCAATAACTGCTATCGTTTCTTTGATTTTATTAGTAATTAGACCGATTGTCGCATCATTTACAAAAATTACGAAAACACTATCACAAGTGAGTTACAACTTGGAACTATTAACAAAAGATTTAGAATCGAGCAAATCAGATCGATTGATGATTCATGAAGAACTGAAAAAACACGACGAAAGATTAGATAAGCATGCAGAAAAATTAGTGGCGCATACGCAACAAATCAAAACTTTATTTAGAGAAAGATCTCGGTAAAAAAGAAAGGAGTTAAGAAGAAATGATCTTACCCGATAAGTATTATCAAATCATTAAATGGACGGTTTTAACAGTTTTACCAGCTGCATCTGTTTTAGTAGCCACGTTAGGAAAAGCGTATGGATGGAATGGAACAGATATGACAGTACTCACTATCAATGCAGTAGCAACATTTTTAGGCGTTATCACTGGTGTGTCGGCTTATAATTTGAAAAAATAGGAGGAAACAAATGAAAAAGAAAATTACTGTTACTGCGATGAGCCTATTAATAGCTCTTTTTTTATTGCCAATTAACGGGTTCGCCTATACGATCAACAATGAATTTAATTTAGGTGTAAATGAAGGTAGCTCTCAAGTAGCAAATAACCAATATATTCTATTGCATGAAACAGCAAACGAAACTGCGACAGGACGAAATGAAGCGCAGTATATGCAACGTTCATGGACTAGTGCTTACACTGCTTACATTGTGGGAGACGGCGGAATTGTTTATCAAGTCGGACAACCTGGTTATGTGCAGTATGGTGCTGGTTCGTATGCTAATGCTAACAGTCCTGTGCAAATCGAATTACAGCATACACATGACAAAGCAACTTTTGAGAAAAACTACAAGGCATACGTTGAATTGGCTAGAGATTCAGCAATGAAATATGGTATTCCACTTACATTGGACACGCCTTATAACCAACCAGGAATCAAATCGCATTTATGGGTAACGCAAAACATTTGGGGCGATCACACTGATCCGTATGGATACTTATCAGAAATGGGTATAAGTAAGGAAAAACTGGCTTACGATTTAGCTCATGGTTTTACAGATAAAAATCCAACGACTTCTAAGAACAAGCCTGTCGTTGATCCAACCCGAGCAGGTGCTGCAAATCCTACACTCACTGATGGAACAAACTACGCCCACATTGATCAGTTTGGAGAAATCGAAAACGCAAACTTACACGTCGCTGGATGGCACATCGCTAACTATAAATATGAGTACATTTTCATCATGGACTATAACACTGGAAAAGAATTAGCTCGAGTAAGAGCTGATGGAATTTATAGACCAGATGTAAATCAAGCTTATAATACTTTAGGAAATGTTGGTTATCATGTATCTTTCAATATGCGCAACTTCCCTAATAAGAAAGTCTATGTCATGATGCGGGCAACGAATGATCCAAAAGGAAACACTAAAGGCGGTGCGCAAGATTTCCATGACAAACGTTGGTATTTGAATATTCCACAACGATAA